ATAGGCGCTTCATTCGCTGAAGGCTTCAGCAAAGGATTTGACGGCAAGAAGGTAGGAGAGGCAATCCTGAACGCCATCAAAGGCGTATTTAAGGATGCAGGGACACTGCTCCCAGGAGGAGAGGAAGCAAGCTCGACATCCTGGCTGTCGGCCGGAGCAATAGTGCTGGCGCTTCAAAAACTCGGAATCTTCAAGCTGATAGGTAAGGGCGGAAAAGGATTAATAAGCCTTCTTGGTAAAGGTAGCAAGAATGGTACACCAGATACAACAGGCATACCGTCTGCATATTCAACAGACACCATGTATGTAACAGCCTCCATAGTTTATGTTTACGGAAAGACAATCCAGGGCCCAGGAGGAGGATCCCCGACAGGCGGTGGTTCACCGTTAGGAGGTTATCCTTCATTGCCAACAGCAACTAAGCCGCCAGCATTACCACCGGAAGGAGGCTCGCCTTTAGCACTCCCAGGAGCTGCAGGAGCAGCAGGAAAGGCTTTAAACACTGTGCAGCTGTCCAACGGAACATATGTGGTTACCGGTGGAGCGTTAGCAACCGGTCTGGCCAAAACAGGAGTAGCGCTCGGTAGCGGAGCAACAACCGCCGGCGGAGCCATAGCAGCCGGAGCCTCAAGCGTTCTGGGTGGCGCTCTTGGAATTGTAGGACTTGGAGCCGGAGCGGTAGACATCTACCAGGGTACCAAGAAAACTGGTAAGGAAGCCAAGGATGAATACTTCCAGGGTGGAACCAAGATAGGCATGGTAGGAGCAGGAGCCGGCATAGGAGCTGCAGTAGGTTCCGTGGTACCGGTAGTAGGAACCGGCGTAGGAGCTCTTGTAGGAGCCGGGATCGGTGGCGTGGCCGCACTCTTTACCGGAGACAAAGCCGGTAAAGCATTATCTGACGCAACTGACAAAGAAGGAGCTCTGACAAAGTTCTGGGAGAATACCAAACAGTGGGCAAGCAACACATGGGACTCCATTAAGACCGGAGCTTCAAATGCCGGATCCTGGGTGGCCGAGAAGTGGAACGCGGCCGGAGACTGGATCAGTAACAAATGGAGCAGCTTCAGCGACTGGTTCGATACTTCAGTATGGACCCCGACAAAAGATGTCGGGATATCGGCAATTAACATAGCAGCCGGCGCATGGAGTGAAGTAAGAGACTGGGTAGGCGAGAAATGGAGCGATTTCTCTTCATGGTTCGATGAGAGCGTATGGACCCCGATAAGCGACGCCGCACAAGCTGCAGGTGAATGGGTGAGCCAGAAATGGGACGAGGCCAGGACATGGATCGGAGATAGATGGTCCGATTTTTCATCCTGGTTTGATGAATCCGTATGGACCCCGGTAAGCAATGCAGCACAGTCAGCCGGTCAATGGGTAAGCGATCGCTGGAACGATGCAAGAACGTGGATAGGCGAGCGCTGGTCCGACTTTTCAACATGGTTTGAAGAGAGCATATGGACCCCGGTCAAAACAGGAGCCCAGGCGGCAGGACAGTGGATAAGCGAAAGATGGAGCGAGGCCAAGAACTGGGTGAGTGAGACATGGGGAAGCGTAAGCACCTGGTTTGATGAAACGGTATGGCAGCCGGTAAAAAGCGCAGCACAGACAGCAGGAGCATGGCTGGGAGAACAGTTCACAGCAGCAAAGAATGCCATAAGCGAAGCCTGGTCCGGAGTTTCAGACTGGTTCTCAAATAATGTGTGGGAACCTATCAAGAACGGAGCAACCAGGGCATGGGAATGGGTAGGCCAGAAACTCGGCGGCATCGGCGAGTGGATCGGCGACAAGTGGCAGAGCTTCAAAGACTGGCTCGGAGGCCTTGGCCAGAAAGGCTCAAAGGAAACCGGCCTGACAACCAGTAAAGGTAAAGGCAGTATCCTCGAACATGCATATGGTGGAATCATGGCAAAGCCACATATGGGCATCGTGGCCGAGGACGGGGCCGAAAGCATTATTCCATTAAGCCCAAGCAAGAGACAAAGAGGCCTTGATTTATGGCAGCAGACTGGCGAGCTCCTCGGAGTCAGGGCATACGAAGACGGAGGAATAGTAGGAGAGGAACCGGAAGAAATCCCGGTAGCGCCTGCGGCGGGAAGAACTGGCCAGAACATAACCGTAAAGGTGGAAGTCAAAGCAGAACCTAAATTCGTAATTGAAGGATCAGGAGACACCACCGACGAGAACAAAGTACTGGCCGTCCTGAAGGCTTACATCCGCGAAATGACCGACGACATAGGAGACGAGCTGGCAGAGAAACTGGCCCGAATATTTGCAAATATGCCGGTGAAAGGAGGAGCTGAAGCGTAATGGATATATATCTCACTGAAATAGCAACAGGAGCAAGGCTGGCGCTTTCCATGCTCCCCGAGAAGGCAAAGCAAAAAGGCGATGCTGCATTTCAGGTTTATGACATTATCAATGTCGGGGAGGTAAGGATCCCACGAGGAACTAACCTTTTGACTTTCTCATGGAGTGGCACCCTCCCCGGCAAAAGCCGAAGGAACGCCAGCTATGTAAAATCGCAATACTGGCAAGCCCCAGAGGAGATAGTAAACATCTGGGAAAGATGGCGCAAAGAAGGCACTAAAATACGACTGATGGTTACAGAGACCACAATAAACCATGATGTATACCTGGACGGATATACTGCAGAACCAACCGGAGGAAACGGCGACTATGAGTATTCAATCAGTTTCATCGAGGCCAAGCCCATAGAGGTTTATACAGTTAATGAATTAAACATAAAACCAAAGGCACAGACAAACAATACAAGCTCGTCAACCAGGCCTCCGGCAGCAAAAGCAGCGGCAAAGACTTATACAGTTAAAAGCGGAGATAGCCTCTGGAAGATTGCACAGGCAACACTCGGCAAGGGCGGAAGGTATATGGAGATCTACAACCTGAACAAGGACAAAATAAAGAATCCAAACATCATATACCCCGGACAAGTCCTGACATTGCCGAGTTAGGAGGTGAGCAGCCACGATAGATATAAGCAAAATCAAATACCGGGTGATACTGGTCACATCTTCAGGAAAACAGATCGATGTTACCCAGGCCGCCGAAAGCATCGGATGGGAGGAAGGCGATGCAGAGCTGGCCATGAGGACATCCATATCACTTCATAACATCATATACGAAGGCAAAAAGCTCTCCAGCATTGCACAGCCAGGATGCATAGTGGTCGTTATTGCAGACTGGGGAGCCGGCAGCGACGAGGTCGCCAGAGGAACCATCGTGGAATGGGAACCCGGTGAAATTGGGAACACCGCCACGATATTTGACATTATGGCATATGACGAGCTTTTCAACCTTCAGCAGAGCCAGGATAACCGGTATTATGCAGCCGGTACAGGCACGAAATCGGCCATCATGGGGATATTCAACGACTGGGGAGTTCCAGTAGAGAAGTATGAGGGCCCGGATGTGGCACATGCAAAAACACCTTTCAAGAATGAGTATTTGAGCAATATTCTCCTTCAGCTTCTGGACGATGCAGCAAAGAAGGGCGGAGCTAAATGCATTATCCGTGCCGCAAAAGGCAAGGTAAGCGTACTACCAAAGGGGAGCAACAAGACTATATATCATTTTGACGAGGATACGAACGCGACACTGGTCAGAGATAAAATCAGCACTGCGGACCTTGTCACCAGGGTAAAGGTAGTAGGCAAGGAAGACAGCGAAGGAAGACAGCCGGTAGAGGCTGTTCTCGATGGGCAAACCCAGTACGGCATACGCCAGAGAATCTACAACAGATCCGAAGATGATACGCTGGCCACAGCGAAATCAGCAGCCCAGGAAATGCTGGACGAACAGGGCAAGCCGGCCAGGACAATAGTTCTCGAAGCTCCGGATGTGCCGATGGTTCGCAAGGGAGACAAGATCCATGTCAAGGCAGGAACCATCAACGGATATTACATTATCAAAGCCATAAGGCATGATGCCGGCAGCAGGACCATGAACATGGAACTGGAGGATGAAGAGGATAAAACAACAGTGGCCACTACCACACAGACCTCAAATGCTGCAGCTGCAGCTTCAAGCTCCGGAGAGTTCAACAAGGGCGATACCGTAATCTTAAATGGACCGGTATACCGCGACAGCTACGGAAACGGTAAAGGAATGTCCTTCACCAACCGTAAATGCACCATCACCATAAAAGTGGACACTTCAAGGCCATGCCCATATCATGTGGACGCCATCGGATGGGTAAAACCGAATACAATAACTAAAGCATAGGAGGTGGGAGGATGAAGCCATCATCGGGCAATCCAGGTATAAACAAGCTGGCAAGAGTAATGCAGCAACGCATGCAGGAAGTGAATAAATCCCCCCTCTTGCTTGACTTTGGAGTAATTCAAGACGATTACAGCTTGCTGACTAATACATTCCCAATACCAATACCAAAAACGGATTATCTGGTATGCAGGGATGTAACCCATGACCCAGGAGAACCATTAACCCAAACGGAAACAGTGGACTTGCATTCTCATGATGTAGTGCTTCCGGAAAGCATGCACTGGCTGAAGCCGGGAGACAGAGTCCTGGTGGCCTGGGTACAAAACGACGCCGTAGTCATTGATATTGTACTACCGGCAACAAAGATAGGAGGATGATCGCATGGCAGACAAAAACCTGTTTCCTGTCTTTGACGTTCCAGAGAT